AGAATTGATAGAGAGTTAGCAGAAAGCAATAAAATTAAATCAGATGCTAATATTGATGGTTTAGAAGAAGAAGAAAAAGCAACTAGGGATTTAATAAAGTTAAAAGAAGCAGAACTAAAAGCAATACTAGATACTGAAGCTACAACAAGAAAAGAATTAGCTGTTAGAAATGAAAAAGTTAAAGCAATACAAGCTGAAATAAAAGAACTGCAAAATTTAAGAACAGTCAAGTTTGATATTGAAAAAATGGACTTTGAAGAAATGCCAAAGTTGCAAGCGAGAGAAGCACAAAAAATAGAAATAAGAACTGGCGCAGAAGATTTAGTTTCAAGAAATATTAAAAAAATTAAAGACGAAACAACTCGTGATGATGTTATTAGAGAAAATGAAGAATTTGAAAGAAATAGAGCCCTGAATAATGCTAAAGTTGATTTTGCTTTAGATGCTTTAAGTTCTATTGGGCAAATTGCTGATGCTTTTGCTCAGGGAGATAAAGAAAGGGCAAAGAAAGCATTTAAAATAAATAAAGCTATTGGTATAGCACAGGCAACAATTAACACAGCTAGAGGTATTGTCAATGAATTAAGTCATCCAGTAAAAAGTTTAACATTTACAAACTACGCTGCTGCTGCTGCAATGGCATTGGCTGGTGCTGCTCAAATAGCAACAATATCTGCAACAAGATTTGATTCTGGTGGAGGTGCTAAACCAACGACAACAGACGATACTGGTGGGGGAAGTTTAAATGCTGCAACACAACCGCCATCTTTTAACGTGGTTGGGCAGTCGGGTTTTAACCAAATTGCTGGAGCATTAGGGCAACAACAACCAGTACAAGCGTTCGTGGTGGCTGGAGATGTAACCACAGCACAACAGCTACAAAACAATACAATACAACAAGCAACTTTTTAAATAAAATAAAATGGAAATAATAGAACTTATATTAGACGAAAACGAAGAAATGACAGGAATTGAAGCTGTTTCTATCGTTGAAAACCCAGCCATTGAAAGCGACTTTATTGCTTTGGCTAGTGAAGAAGTACAATTGGCAAAAATAGATGAAGAAAAGAAACTTTTAATGGGTGCTGCCTTGATACCCAACAAACCTATCTACCGAAAGCGAAACGATACTGACTTTTATGTATACTTTTCAAAAGATACTGTGCGTAGAGCTAGTGAGATGTTCTTTCAAAATGGTAATCAAAACAATGCTACCTTGGAACACGATATGGAAGTTAAAGGGCTGACAGTTGTAGAAAGCTGGATTGTAGAAGATAACAAAATGGATAAATCAACTATGTATGGTTTAAATGTTCCAAATGGTACGTGGATGATATCAATGAAAGTTAATAATGAAGAAGTCTGGGAAGAATATGTAAAAGAAAATAAGGTTAAAGGCTTTAGTATAGAGGGTTACTTTGCTGACCGAGCTAAAATTAGCAGAGATAGTGTTAAAGATGAAATGACTGCTATTGAAAACACAGAAGCGGAATACATACTCAGTCAAGTTAAAAACGTATTAACAAACGAAAAAATAACATTAGAAAGTTATAATGATTACCCAAAGTCAGTTAGCAATAATGCTAAAAGAGGTCGAGAGCTTAATGAAAAAGTAAATAATAAATGTGCTACGGACGTAGGAAAAATAAGGAGTGCTGACTTGTCAGCGAAAAGAAAACTGACTGTGCCAACAATTAAACGTATGTATAGTTATTTATCTAGAGCAGAAACATACTACGACCCTAGTGATACTAAAGCGTGCGGAACGATTAGTTATTTATTATGGGGTGGAAAAGCTGGTCTGTCTTGGAGTAGAAGCAAGTTAAAACAATTAGGTGAAATTAACTTAGAATCTGTAGTTGTGGATGAATACTTTGCAATTATTGATGACAGATTAGCATATAGTACAAAAGAAAAAGCATTAGAGATGGCTAAAAACATAGGTTGTGAAGGAATGCACGAACACGAATTTGAAGGAAAAATTTGGTATATGCCTTGCGAAAAACATCAAATTGATGCTGGTAAAAATAGTAAAAGCCCTTGTTGGGATGGTTACCAACAAAAAGGCTATAAAATGATAAATGGTAAAAGAAGACCTAACTGCGTAAAAATAAAATATGAAAAAGAAAATAAATAAAAGGAGGAAAGATGCTACAGTTAGCAAAATATCTAGAGTTGGAGGTAAAAGAGCTTGTTTGTGTAGTGATGCTACTTATCACGTGGACTGCTGCGATGGTACTTTACAAGCGCAAGGAATAGGTAAAGTGTAAAATTATTAGTATATTTAATTATTGAATATTCAACGAAATGGCTCAATGGAAAAACACCAAGCAGTCATTCAAATTAAAGCTACTTTTTATTAAGTGGCTTTTTTTTTTAAATAGTTACTACATAATAATTGCGTTCTGTCCGTCTATAGGGTATGAAAGCGCAAAGTATACTCAATCAAATCAAAGAAATTGTTGGTGTCAAACTATCTGAAGACACAGCAGTAAAATTAGAAGAAGTTAAACTAGACAACGGTACTATTATAGTAGCCGAAAAATTTGAGTCTGGTGCTTCTGTATTTATAAAATCCGAAGATGAAGAAATTGCTTTACCTATCGGAAAATATTCTTTAGAAGATGGCAGAGAATTAGTTGTTAAAGAAGAAGGATTAATTGAAAGCATTGGAGAAGTAAAGGAAGAAGTTGAAGAAAAAGTAGAAGAAGAAGTTGAAGCTAGTGCAGAAGAAACTAGCGAAGAAAGCACTGAAGAAACTGAACTAGAAGAAGAAGAAATGCAGTATGTAACCAAACAAGAATTTGCTAAAGCGGTTGAAGAAATCAAAGCAATGATTGAAAAAATGGGTTACAAAGACAAAGAAAAAATGCAAGAAGAACCTATTTCAGAAAACAAAGAAGAATTGTCTGCTGAACCCACTGAGCCATTAGTACACAATCCTGAAGCAGAAGAAAAGCAAAAATTTGAGTTCCATATATCATCAAAAAACGTTGATACAGCAATGGATAGAATTTATGCAAGAATTAACAATAATTAAAATCAAAAAATAAAAAAAACAAAATGGCTACAACATTAACAATAACAAGTCCAACTTACGCAGGAGAAGCTGCAAAAGGTTATTTGGCTGCTGCTCTTTTAGAAGGAAACACTATTGCTAAGGGTGGTATAGAAGTAAGACAAAACATTAGATACAAGCAAGTAATGCAAAAAATTGCTACTGATGCTAATGTAATTAAAAACGGGAGCTGTGATTTCGATGCAACTTCAACTGTTACTCTAACTGAAAGAATTTTACAACCAGAAGAATTTCAAAGTAACTTACAGTTTTGTAAAAAAGATTTTGTTCCTACTTGGGAAGCGATAGAATTAGGAATGTCTGCTTATAAGAACCCACCAAAGTCATTTGTAGATTTTGTTTTAGGTCACGTTGGTGGTTTAATAAAAGAAAAAACAGAACAAAATATTTGGGAAGGTGTCAATTCTAACGATGGCGAGTTCGATGGTTTAGTAACTTTAGCTTTAGCAGATAGTGATGTGATTGACGTTGCTTCACACGCTGCTGTAGATGCTTCAAATGTAATCGCAAAATTAGGTTCTATTGTAGATGCTATACCATCTAAATTATACAATAAAGATGATATGTACGTATATATCAGTCAAAATATTGCTAGAGCATACGTAAGAGCTCTTGGTGGTTTTTCAAGTGGTATTGGAGCTGCTGGTACTGATGCAAAAGGAACTCAATGGTATAACGGTAGTGGAGATTTATCTTTTGATGGAGTAAAATTATTTGTTGCTAATGGATTAGCTGACGATACAGCAATGGCTACTCAAAAATCTAATTTATTCTTTGGTACTGGTTTATTAAATGATATGAACGAAGCTAAAGTTATTGACATGAGCCCAATTGACGGAAGTCAGAATTTTAGAGTAGTAATGAGATATACAAGTGGAGTACAATATGCAATTGGTTCAGAGATTGTATTGTATCACGCTTAATTATTAACCTTAAAAATTAAAATACTATGGCGTGTTTAGCGACTAAAGGAAGAAATGTACCGTGTAAAGATGTTGTCGGAGGCATCGCTAGAGTATATATCAGCGACTTCGGCACAATAAGCGGTTTAGAATTAACAAATGATGAAGTAACTGCCTGTACCGCAAGTTTTACAGCTTTTGTTTACGAATTAAAAGGTGGTAACAGTTTAGAACAAGCAATTACAAGTTCTCCTGAAAATGGAACAACT